GTAATATTTCTGTGCGTAAGTTAGTTGCTTTGTCATATCTTGTTGTTGTTTGGTTTGACGTTCATTCGTCTAGATAAAAGTACTAAAAATAGTTGATACTTGAAAGTATTTTTTCAGGTATTTGTTTTTCTACTATGAGACATATGCTATTAAAAACATCATGCCCCAAAGCAACATAGTGCCTAAAGCTAATATGCCAGCAATTAATGTCCATTGTAATATCGATACTATTAGTTTGTTTGTCATGTTATAAAAGTAAACAAAAAAGTTGACACTAGAAAGTTTTTTATCAGGTATTTGTTTTTATAATACGATAAAAAGCCTAGAGTTTCCCCTAGGCTTCTTTTTGTTTAATCCCGCGACCACCATTATTATTTTAAAGCAGCTAACATTGTATTAAGCGCGTCAGTAGTAATATCTGTTGCCATAATTTTAATATCTGCATTAATAGGACTCTGTGTCATTTTAAGCATTGTTTCAATTTCACTTTTTGAGATTGTCTGACAGCCAAATGCAATCGTTCCACCTACTTTATCAATCTTAGCCTCATAGTCACCAATTTTAAAAGGTGGTACGTACCCTTTAACAACTGTTGATGCGTCTAATTTAACTTCAGGACTTGTGCCTGATACTCGCATCTCCCAACGACCATCAACATACTCAATACTTTTAATTGCGCGATCACTAGCAAACGTACCACACTTAGACACCCAGCCAGTAAATCTGTTACATCTTGTGACATTCGGGTTGTTAAGTTCATTTTGTGTGATTGTGTCACCTACTTTCCAAGGTCCATTGAATTTAGGCGCACAACTATCAAGGCAAGCTCTCATTGCTTCAAATGCTTGTGACCACTGCTCTGGAAGAGTGAATTGGTTTTCTAGTTTAGTACCACAAAGATGATTATGCCATTGCAATCCAACGCTCTCTCGTTCTTGTGGACAACCACTCCATAGATATGTGCAATCGCTAGTTTCTGTTGTTGGATTATACGTTTGATTCCAACGTGTATCGTCTAGACGTTCTGAATATCCAAGAGCTTTTAGACTCTCAAAGAATGGTACGATCACTTCTTTTGGACCACGTACTACCACACCCCTTTCATATGAATTTACAAATTGCGCAGCTGTGAGTTGGATAGAATCACGTGAATATACCAAACCCCCGTGTAGTAACCATGTGCGCTCACCTTCAGTATCTACCTTAATATATCGGATTGTGTATTTATCAGTCTGCCACATATTGAGCATATAGCTGTCTGTTGCTTCGTTGCCGGAATTCCATTTAATGCCTAGCCTTTGGAATTTTTCAAGGCAATCTTGCCACTCTTTCTGTGATGTGCAATGGATCTGTGTGTTCTGTGTAAATTTCATAATCTTGATTTGTTTTTTAGTATGTTATAAAAGTAAACAAAAAAGTTGAAAGAAAAAAGTTTTTTATCAGGTATTTGTTTTTATAATGTGAGTATTATAATTTAGTTGCAAAGAGTCTATTGATATCCATAAATATGAATTAGATATCTTAGCTGCTAATTTTCCCCCTCTGATTTCCACTGCCTCTATCTTTCTGTCTGAACCTATCCACATACTACGGGTTGGTTTATTATCTAGATACCATCCAACAGTACTGTCGGGATAGCATAATTCAGATTCTGGGCGATTAAGTACTTCTAAAGTCAACGTATCACCAACTGACCAGCATTTTGTATTATTAGCATTGCTGCTCGTCATATTAACTAAAATCTCATTTAATAGTGCGGTATCGATATTTTGGTTCGCAATTGAAAGTTTAGCAGTGCTATTAAGATCTAGAAATTTATTGATAGCTGCTACTTCATCACGAGTATAAGTCTGGCAGCCAAATGCAATTGTGTCAGTACCAAATTTAGCTTCATATCCAGCTATTTTAATTTCTGGCTTTTTGACATTGGCCTTTACAACAGCATCAATGAATTCGTTTAATTGACCTGGTAGTTCGTATGTTGCTGTAACACTGGAGCCTGCGGAACCGTTATGTGAATGATATTGCATGTTTAGTTTAGCATCATGAGTACGGACTACAATATGATCTATACAGGCACGATAATCACCAGTTGGAATTTCTTCCCACCCGTCATTCCAGTCTTTATCGTCTGGAATTCCAAGTGCAATTAGCATTTGACGTGTTGCTTTCAGTATTGAAAAGTTGTCTGAATGTGCTGCAAAGTGTGTCTTGTTTGTTGTCATAATCTTGATTGTTTTTTTAGTATGTTATAAAAGTAATTAAAAAAGTTGAAAGAAAAAAGTTTATTTTCACGTATTTGTTTTTATAATATAAAGAGTAAAGCCTCCCCATATAGAGAAGGCTTGTAATATGTGCCAAATGATCGCAGGCAGGAATTCGACTTTGGACTTCATTTTGTACGTATACTTATTTTGTTGTAGTCAGGGCAGGATTCGAACCTGACCAATTTGAGAGTTCCACATACAAGTCACTCACAACCTTATTCTTTATGCTATCGTAATCTCCATATGAGCTTTGATATAATTGATGACATCCCCAAAACTCGAACCAGAGCATATTGTCAATCTCATTCCACCTACATCCTCTCCTGAACGATATGCTATGTATGCCTTAGCCCTTAATGAATCCTCTGAGAAGATCAATTGTAGTAATGCGAGCGCTCTTGTCCAACCACTATTTGCGCATTTGGGGTTGATATAAACATACATATTATCTTTTACGTCTGTGATCTCTGAAGCGTAGGACTGGTTCATTCCATGTGCAGTTAGAAATGCAATGACCTGTTCTCTAAGGTCATATGCTGAGCATTCGTTCTTTGTCTTTGCTGATGTGCCAAATGTTACTGATTTCATATTGTTATGTTGTTTGGTATGTTATAAAAGTAATGAAAAAAATTGACAATAAAAAGTTTTTGATCGTATATTTGTTATTTTACTACTTATGTACCCATGAATTTGTACGATATTTCGCAACAGCTTTAAGCATTATCCACAACATGTCATACATATCAGTTATCATTATACGTTCTTTGCAAGTACGTGATTCTTTTTTTACTATGCGAGTCTTATTTAATTGATAGCATGTCAGTCTTTCAAAACCGCCATATGGCCATGCTTTAATCCATCTGCGTAAATAACCATTTTCATGCATGGAATAAATAACGCCAGTCTCGAGACATTTATATTTGAGTGTGCCTGGACGATGGTTGTGTAATTTTACAAGATTGTTACTAGCCGCGGTCATATCAGCAATTGCAATAAATTGTTCTGTGAAATTCATACGTTTTTGTTTGGTTCGACGTTCATTCGTCTAGATAAAAGTAATTAAAAAAGTTGACACTAGAAAGTTATTTCTCAAGTATTTGTTTCCTTAATGTATAAAAACAAATATATATCCAATTGCTTTCGAGTGTCGTTTATTTTATGTACATTTACTAAGTATCAAGCATCGCACGCCAGCGGCCACTGAAGGGACGGTCTGAGGAACGGGAGGTATACTCCGACCTGCGAGATGCCCTCGGCTCTGATCACGGTCCATAAAGAATCCCACACACCAAATGATATGTAGGATTTCTCTTATATGAATTTCCTTATATATTAAACCAACTCCATATCAGTTTCGCATGCGACTAATTTTTCATATCCATAATCTAGATCCGTCAACCAGCAATATATGCCATCCTCATTCTGGCCAGGATATCCGGTTATCGTGGTTGTTTTTCCAATGTATTCATTGAAATAATCATACGTATACCCCTTCTTCGATTAAATCTTTATGTGTGTTTTTTGTGATGATGACATTGTCGCCAATTTTGAATTTCATTTCCATGTTATAAATTTACACGATTCTTGTGATATAAAAAAGCTTTTCTTCAGGTATTTGTTTTCTTAATCTGTAATCATATCATATTCGCATATCATCAAATATAGTATCTCCTAATGTATATATGATATCCACTGCTGAATCGAATCCGTAATCTAAGAATTCTCTTCTTACTTCTAAACAACCCTGGGCTTGTAGTTCACATTGAAGTAATATACTCATAATAGGATGATGTAAAAATACCTTTTTCAATTTTAATACCTTTTTTGTTTCTGGATACCTTTTTTGTTTTAAAAGCCAGATATTTATAGATGATACCACTGTTCAACCAGTATTGTTAGTATTTCCAATTGGCTGATGCGTAGTCCTTAGTAAACCGAGCTAGTCTCATTCTGAAACGGATCAATAAGAAAGAAGCAAGATAGTTACACGTATCACTTGAATAAAATACCTTTTTTGATTTGCAGGGGTCTAGTCAGTGCCTGTTAAATTTTTTTTTATTGTGATGTCAGTAATGTTAAAAGTATCCACCATAACCAAATAGAAATGCAAATGAATACTGGAACTGCAATGCGTGTTGGTTTTAAATCATTAGGATCACCATACCCGTTCTTTAGCTCGATGTACATTTTTATTACTACTGGTGTTAATACTGTTACTGCGATAGCTACGGCAGCCGTGATTATTATTAATAGTACTTTCATATTATAAATGTAATGAAAATAGTTGAGAAAATACCTTTTTTGTTTTGTGTGATGGTATATGTCTGGTACTTTGGAGTTAGATTTTTCCCTGGAAGTAACTCTCTCTTACCGCGTTCAACTTCATAACTTACTAGGCTCTCTTACTTTTCCACTCTTATACCTGATTATCCGGCTCGTGTATATTGACCATCTCCAATACCACAAGTTTCTTTTCTTTACTGCCCTTTTATTGTGTCTACTATTCTCTTCACATATAATTAGTGCTAAGCAATGATTCTAGATCGCACACAGTCTAATGCACAGGTCGCACCCGGGTGCATCCAGTATTCTGATTTTATATAATATAGACTATTTAGGTCAGTTAATCCTAGTCTATTATTCAGTGCCCATAAACTAGCTAGCGAGTATCCTGTTGTAATATCATTATGTTTGATGACTGGGTTTATTCTATAGTGCGCGGCTAGCGATTGTTGTTTGTCTCAGCGCGCCAGCGTGTTATTAGTGGTGTTATTTTTGGTCATTAGGTATTTCTCATGCGCTTTATTTCATATTAAGATATCTCATTGTTAATAGCGTGGGTGTTACTTGTGCTATTATCGATATTATTTCTATTGATTTCTTCATGCTCTGCTTATTTGGTTTGCAACATTAATGATCCTCTGTACTTGTACTCTACTAGTGGAATTCTTATGGTAATAAATTCATGTAGTAATTATAGTTATAACTCAAATGTAAAGTTATAATCAAGTTCATCACTATTAAATAGACCATAGCCAGTTGGATTGAGTTCTATATTAAAATTTAATTGCTTCATTTTTATTAATATTAATATATTTTGAACTTTTCACTGCGTCAAAGAAAAATTTGTGGGCTTTATTTTGAGCTAATTGCTTACTTTTCTCAGTCGATAGCCAAGTAATACCCATATTATTTATATCAGGAGAATTTCCCCAAAGTAAAAAATAATGAATTTGAAGTTTTCTAGAAGATCTATTTCTAGTACGCCATCGCCATCTTACTACTTTATTAATCTCTGATGGATATATCACTGATCTAGCCAACGCAAAATGATTTCCTTCAAACTCAGCTTGAATTATAATTTTAAAATTTGGATCTTTTCTTAGTATGTCTGTTATCATAACTTTTTTATAATCTAAAAGTACACCTTTTAACTGATCTATAAAAGAAAAAGTGCAAAGTCTTAATGAAATTGCACTTAATATTTTGTGTACTGTACGTTAGTTTCTGGAGCTATATCTTCATATTCTATTGACGATTCTCTTCGTTTTAAGCGATATCGATAGAATAATTAATCCAATCATTAGCATAAAATATTAATCTTCTGATTCGTATGATTCTTTTATTGATTGTACATAAAATTCTACTGCTTGATCTGTACTTGACGATTGTGGTTTCTTACCTATTGTTTGATTAAGGCACTCTGTATATCCAAGAGATCTGCCATATTCTAATGCATCTTTTATTTCTTCTAAGACGTCTTCAAGAGTAACTACTATTAATTCTTCCATGCGGGATGTTTGGTTTTATTCTTCATCATGTAATACAAGACCGGATGACATATTACCACCTTGCTCAGAAAGATTAGTATGTCCTTTTTCAATCAGCTCTAACATCTTCTTTTTAATCTCTTTTATTGATGTTCCATATTGCTTTAGCTGATCTTGTTCATCTGGGCTTAATCCCTTCATGCTTTCTTTAACGTATGACATTGCAGTATTATTTTTAATAAATATCTGATAGAGGAGAAGATTTCAACCTATCTATTTCTTGTGCTAATTTAGGATCTCGTATGACTTGTATTGATGATACCTCTTCACTCTCTTTGCCCTCTGTGACTATTAAACCTACAAATTTTTTGGTTTCTGAGTGGTTAACACATGTGTCTTTATATTTGAGTTGAACACTTTTGGGATGAATGACTGTGTTACAAACTTTACAATAATGATTTAATTCTTCCATTGATCTATAACTATTTGTTTATATAGTAAATGTAAACTTTATTTTTGATAAGATAAAAACTATCTCTTGCGTTCCTCTTGCTTAGTCCAATATCTTGCCATTTTGTTATTCTTTTTCTTTAATGATAAAATTATAAGTGTGGCAAAAAATAGTATGTAAACGTAATAATTCAATAACATAATTTTATTTTCTTTCAGCAATCATGAAATTTAATATAGTCTTTTGTAATTCATTTAAGGCTTGAGTATTATCCTGTATTAATTTCGACATTCTATCTCTTTCTTCTATAAGTAAATCGTTCATTTCTTGTTGAACTCGATCTATTCTTTCTTCCAGCATCTCATTTCTTTCTACCAATTTCTGATATTGCTGAAATGCTACATAAGCCAATACAACCGTAATTACACCTAGAATTCCATATTGAAGGACATAATTTTGTATTCCTTCTGTATTAGTTGGTACTAGAGAATTAGAAGGAAGAGAGTCTAATAAAAATCTAAGCATTTAGTGTAATATTTACTATCAATAAATATCGGACTATTTATTTGATTTGTAATATTCTATTAATCCTTTAGTATAAATTTTTAAATTTCCTATCTTTAAATCTATTCCATTAAAAGTTAGATAGAATGTAAATAAGATAAATGATATTATCCTAATGACGTTTAACTTATTGATCTTTTTCATAATTTTGTATTTTGGAGCTGTGAATAGAGCTGTGA